TAGCTTTGAGCCATGTAGCTTCGGGACACCCTAAACTGCTCCTCCCTACCCAACCGTCAACAGAGTCCCACTCTCCGAATACCACGGAGTCACACTTGTGGGGCTTGATGAACACCACATGGTCACTCCCATAGTTACAGTACCGAGTGGACTCCTGGCTGTAGGATGCCAGCCTGTGCCTCACCAGCTCATGGGTCACACCACGGTTAGTGATGATCATGGCAGTGATGACCCCGTGCTCAATCACACTGTGATGTCCACTGTCAATCAGCTTCTTGACAAAGTACGCAGGGTCTCCCTTAGGCTCAGACTTATAGCAAGTCCGTCCAGCGTCCTCTATCAACTGAAGCATACCTGGGGTGTACTCCCAGACTTCCACGCTTTGGTCAATTACTCTCAATGTGTCACTCCTCCTAAGTCTCCCAACAGTGGCAGCAGTCTTGTCCTCACAAAGTGCGACCTCAAGACTCTACCTAGCATCTGGGCAACCTCGTGTGTTTCCATTTCACCGTATTGCTCAGCCAAGAGCACTTGACAGTAGAAGCCAGCACTAGGCAGATGTATTGTGGCAACATAATCTTTGAAGCCAAACAGAGGCTCCTCTGGATTTATCTTGCCAATCTCAATCTTGATTTCTCCTACCTGCTCGTTAACCCAGTCTGCTTCGTGTTGTGAAACCGCATGTGGATGTTCGCATTGGCATTCATGTTCCATAGTTCACTCCTTTGTCCCATGACAGGGACCAACATTGGCAGTCCCTAAGTATTCCCACTTGTCGGTATCCCTGTCGTGTTTGAAGTACTTAATCAATCCCTTGCTCGGAAAGATTAACCATACATGGGTTATAGGACTGTATCCAGCGGGAAGATTTATCCTCTCCCACTTCACCTTGTAGCTTTTTCTCATCAATCTCCCTGAAATCACCGCCCAGGCCGATGTAGCCAGCCATGTCGGTCCAGTTGTCATCCTTGTAAGCCTCGACCTCCCTGGACATTTTGTACAGCACCATCAACAGAGCTACGTCATACTTGTCCAGGTTCACAACACTGCCATCGAACTTAGCATTGATGTAGGTATTCCAGAAGGCTGCTATCGTCTCAAAGCTGTCCTCTGGGTCTCCATACAACGTGCGCCTCTCACCGTTGATGAGCTTGTGCGCCCTCAACAGCACCTTACCTCTTTCCATCTTCACCCCCTGTCTCTTATATGTTGGTACTCTTCTAGTGCTTCCTCCACTTGGTAGAAGTCACCAACTGCGCCAGAAGTCTCAATCCACTCCTCCAGTACTTCAGCCAACGCTACAGCAGCAGCCGCCAACTTGAATACCTGTACAGCTTCCATCTCATAGTTCCTCCATATTCCTCCAGTTGATTCCAACCTCCATGTCCACTGGGGTTGGTATGCAGAGTCCACCAACGGACTCCATTATGTTTCTGATTAGAGGTGCCACGTAGTCCACCTTAACAGCCAGGGTTTCCCACTTGAGGTCATCGTGGACCTGGACGATAGGCTCAATGTAGAACTCCTTCCTCCAGTAGTCCTTCCACTGGTGCCACATCACAGCCATAGCCTTCTTCATAATTTCGTTGGCTGTCCCTTGGATGGGGTGGTTGCCAGCTTCCCTCAGTCCCTTGTCACGAATCCAGTGGTGGACTGAGCGCACCTCTGGGATGAGTCTACGTCTGCCACTCATTGTAGTGACAAAGCCTCTTCGCCTAGCCTGTTGCCAGACATCGTTCATAAACGTCCTGGCACCCTTGTAGACTCTGAACCAGTCACCAATCAGCTTCTCGCAGTCCTCCTCTGACCATCCATGCTGACCGAGCTGTTCAAATAGGCCAGCAGCAGTCATGCCATAGACGATGCCAAAGTTCACAACCTTGGCAGGTCTACGGTGTAGTAGCTTGTCTACCTTATCGAAGGGAACTCCAAACACCTCAGAAGCTGTTAGTGTGTGGATGTCACCCTCTTTCCTATAGATGTCCAGCATCAATGGGTCCTGGCTCATGTGGGCCAGCACCCTCAGCTCAATCTGAGAGTAGTCAGCCGTGAGAAACACACAGCCATCATCAGCCACGAAGCATTCCCTCAGCATCGGAGCCAACTCCCCACCTTTGGGAATCAGCAGCATGATAGACGCTGTCAACCTCCCAGAGGTAGTTCGTATCTGGGAGAGGTCATCGTGCACCCTTTGGTTATTGTCAGCCATCCTTAGGAGCCTGTCAGAGAAGCTACCCTTCAGCTTGTCAGCAGCCCTGTAGTCCAAGATCATTGGTATGACAGGGTGCTGGTCTTTCATCTTCTCCAGATGGTCCTTGTTGGTGCTTGGGTTGATGTTGTGTGCTCTCTTCTGTGGCTCCTCAATCTTGAGCCTCTTGTATAGAAGCTCAGATACCTGCTTAGGTGAGCTTGGGTTAACCCAGTAGCCGAGGTTGTCCTTGATACCCTTGAGACATTTCTCCTCGGTCTCTTCCATCTTCATGCTGATCACCTCAAGCCTCTCAGTAGACACCTTCACCCCGACATGCTCCATGCGAGCCAGCATCTCTACGATGCCCTGGTCCATCTCAAGCACGTTCTCCAGACCACATGCCTCTAGCCTGGGCAACAGCTTGTGAAAGACACGCAGCGTAGCATCAGGGTCACGAGCTGCATAGTACAGTGCATCCTCGAAAGGAATGTCACTGATGTTGGCTGGTCTGACCGAGCCAATGAAGGTCTCAGCCATGTCTCGCATCTCCTGGGGCTGGTTCATCCAGCGTTCGTATGGGCTAACTGAGCTGTCCTTTTCATAGTCGCTGAGAATCCTCTTGACTCTGGTGTGTAGTGGTTGCGGCTGCTTCCAGTGGATTCTCCCACCACGAATCTCTCTGACTTTGTCAGGCTCAGGCCACTCAACCTCAGCTACTTCCATGAGATAAGGTAGGACTTTGGCATCATTGTATGGGCTGACCAAGTCCATGTAGCTTTGCATCTTCATGCCACACAGTCTGTAGGCTAATGGCTTTAAGCCTCTCGGTACATCACACAGCAGATTGGCTAACAGCATAGTGTCCACCCATTTCTTGGGGTGGATGCCAACCTGGGCTAGCAGTGGTAGGTCATGCTGTGCGTTGTGGATTACGGTCAGTACATTTTCCCTGTGTAGCCACTCCCTGAGCCACGCTACGAGGTTTTCTTTTTCGGGCCATATAAAGTATCCAGTACCAGGCTTTTGACTTATCTGGATAGACCACAGCTTGCCACCTACTCGCTCGCAGTCAATGGCGACCACGTTCTGCTGTTCCATCTGCATCGTGATGCGCCTGTTGAGTAGCTGGTAGTTTGGCTTAGGGTGTGGGTCTTCCCAATCCTCAGGCTTGATGATACCGTTGTAAGCATCAGCTACAGCCTGATACCCTTGGTTAACTTGGGTCATCATGCGACCCTCGTACAATCCAACAGCAGGGTGGTAGACAGGGACTACGATGTATCCGTCTGGGTGTCGCTGCGGAATTGCATGTACCATGTCCATCGGGGGTGATTCTGCCCCGAGTAGCGCAGCAGTTGAAAACCTCCCCAGGGTCGCAACAACATGATTCCCTGTAAGGTATCCCCGTTCTTCAGCAAGATAGTATTCGCATGCCTCAATCTCATCAGGCTTTGGGTCACGATTCCTAGGAGGTCTGCACTTGACCGTGTTTGTTGTGTACTGAGGCTCAGCCCGTATTCCGTAGCGAGCCTTGTAACAATCGCTCTCCTTGCCTGCCTTTCCGATAAAGGGTATCCCCTCTCGGTCTTCATCTTTGCCCGGTGCCTCCCCAATCCACCAGAGTCTGGCCTGGGGGTCTCCATGCCCCCAGACCGGACCACGGCAGGTCTTGTGGAGTCTGCACATGCGGCAGACTCTAGGTTTCATCCGATAATTGCCTCGATCTTGTCAGCAATCTCGTTGGCTCTGCCTATCTCCACGTAGTTGAACTCAGCCTGCTGGTCGAGCAGTGCGATCTTGGTACAGATTTCGGCATTCTCCAGCTCCAGATCAGAAGCCCTATCCTTCAACTGGGTGATCATCTCAGCCAGTGGTCTTACGATTGAGTCAACGGTGGCTGTCCTAAACAATCTCATGTCCTAGTGCCTCTCTTATGGTCTTTACGGTTTTCTCTCCAATGCCTGGAATCTCCAGCCACTCCTCCTCTGTAGCGTTGACCATGTCCACCTATAGCCGGGAGAGTTTGGCATACCTTGAACAGCAGGGCACCATTGGTCAGACGCTTAGGTAGCCGCACTGATCTCTGGTACGCACCGTACTCTCCGTGGTCATTGAATGGTCTTGACCACCACTGGTGCAGATGCTTGACTAGGGTAGCAGTTGCCTTCTTGCCAGAGGTTTCCCTCAGCATCACCCCGGTAAGCACCTGGATTGTATTAAGGAAAGGGTCTATACATTTGGTGCCAAGCCAGAGCTTGACCCATCTGCGCCCACGAGGAACCATGAGGTAGTCTGGTTGAGCTTTGAACGGACCCTCAACTACTAAGTAGCTGTAGTCATACATGTCTATCATCCCAGGAATCTGGTGACCCCACAGCCTGCCTGACTTAATGGAGTCAACCAAATCCTGAATGTGCTTACGCTCAATACCAACCTCAACCTTGCCTTCTGGACCGTTGCCCTGGAAAGCAAAGTCTCCGAACTTTAAGTCAGCAAGTTCGGCTTCATCCTCAGAGAAATACCTCGCCAGCTCTACAGACCCAGTCCTACGGTCTATGAGAATCAACTCGAATCCCCAAAAAATACAAGAAACGATTTTGAAACCCTTGTGAACATGTGAAATCCCTAGTAGGACTTCAACCGTGCCAGACGGAGCTGGTCATCCATCCAGTGTCTGAGGCAGTCGTTGTCACAGAAGAGATGTCGCCTGCCTAAGCAGTTTTGCCATTCAACCCAGGACTTGTCCGTTTCAAGTCCACAGTAGTGACAGTACTTACTCAGCATCGAATATCCTCTCCAGTAGAGTGTCATAGTCCCATTCGATACCGGACAGTTCCTCGCCGCAGAGGTCCATGTTCTGCCTACAGAACTCAATACGACCACCAAAGATGCCATCCTCAAAGAACGTGGTTATAGCGGTGTCAACCAACCCACCAGTCTCCTTGAAGCCAGCCCTAATCAGCCGACCAGTGTACTTCTCGTTAATCCACTCCTCCTTGACATTGTGAAGGAGCAGCAGATTCAGGCCAGCCTTGTCATACTCCTTGATTAAGTACCTGAAGGTATTGTTGACCTCGGCGTAATGGTGTGGCCTGACGTTGGTAAGCCGACCTAGAATCTTGAGTCTTGCCAACTCCCAAATCTGGTCAGCTTTGTCCCAGAGCGCATTCCACCCATTCTTTATGCACCAATCGTGGACCTCTTTGAACAGGTCCCAGGCTTCATCAACCAAGTTTTCATCAGCATCAGTGGCTACGAGTGCTGAGCCAGGAGTGATGTCCACGATTTCCTTGCCTGGAAACTTTGATGGTGTTATCACTCCCTTGTCACCCTGGTCCGTGTTGAAGACCATCAACGGTCCAGGTGAAGTACAGCCGAAGGTAGTCTTGCCTGACTTATCCCTACCCGTGATAGCCATAGCCTGATGCTTTAGGACTTCATCTGTAGGCTTCCGAGTCTTAAACGGTCTTTTGGCTGCCAATTATGTACTCCTCCCAGAACCAGTCTGCTGCCTTGCCTGTGTCAGTGCACTGTCTACAGAAGTCCAGAGGCACTATGTCAGAAATGTGCTCTGCCTCTCTGTTGATGAAGTGCGCACCACAGCAGTTACATTTGCTAGGTATTCCATCTCTGGGCATTACTTCCTCCTCAGAATCTTCCTCTCGTCATGTATCTTGCGGAGGTGTTTAAAGGTTCTTAACGCCGATGCAATCTTCTCGGAGTCAGCAGACAGCCAGTGGTGGCTAAAGCTAGGCTCCGATTTGCCGAGTATCAGCCAGTGAATAGCTTCAATCGGCTCGTCTGGATTATTCTCATCCCAGATTGCAGCGTAAGCAGCCTCTTGGACAATGTGGTCCTCGTACCACCCCTTGGTAACCTTGAGGGACACCAAGGACCGCTCACCGTCTACGATGGCTGCTGTGAAGTCCAGCCTAAGGTCAGGCGTACCACCAACCTGAAGCTCTTCGGATACCATGCTCTCTTCGGCACCCAACACTCCGAACTGCTGCTGCTTCTTCCACTTCTGCCAAGATTCAAAAGCAACCAGAGCATCATCAGTTATGTCCTGACCATGCTGGACCATCATAGAGTCGATGTCCTGAGGGACTATGCACCCCTTGAGACAGTCAATCTCTATGAGTTTGTGGGCCACAGTGCCTATCTGGGCTGCGGTCTTCTGCTCGTCATACATGTCGAGACCTTGCAGCCCTTGGTTGTAGGCCCATATCATCAAGGGTCTAGTCTTCCAGCCAAGGTTGTTGAGCACAGTAGTCACACTCGGCAGGATGATGCCCTTCTTGTTACGGTAAATGATTCGAGCCATTAGTCGTGGTCCAATCCGTCATCGGGGAGTGGCATGACTAGACCCTCAGGAATAGGCTCTGCAACATCTCCACCACCCATGAGGTTGGCTAGGAGCTTCATCTCCCTTTCAGCCTCGTCCTTGATTTCACGCAAGACCTTCTTACGTTTGCGTTCGACAAAATCTACTTCGATTACGTCACCCATTCATACCTCCTAAAAGTGGGGGCTGTTACACCCCCACACACACTAAGTACGGTAGGTTATGCCGCTACCGTATTACCATCAACGGTGAAGTTCTCTTTCAGGAACTTGGCGTTGAGGGCAATCTTACGGATGGCTTTGGCTTCGTCTTCGTCCAAGTCAGCCAGTGCCTCGGTAAGCTTGTTGGGCAAGGACTTCTTGATTGCAACCTGCCCACCATTGTCTGCCAGGATTCCAGCGATGACCTGTTTGGCCTTAGCCTCGGGGTCATTCTCCCCAGGAACCTCAAAGACCTCGTCAGGTGTAGGCAGGCCGGACTTGTCTTTCTTGTGCCGCATAGTTGTGCCCATACGGAACACCAAGCCGACCAGACCAGTAGCATCCTTCTCCAGACCTTCGACAACCTCCTCAGGAACACCAGCATTGATGAGGCTGACAGCGAAGTGGTAGAAGTTGCACCGCACGTTCATAGCCTTCTTGTTCTTGAGGCTCTTGCCCTTGTCCTGCGGGATGAAGTCACTGGGCGTACCGATGGAGTAGTACTGATCAACGGGGTCATTGAGCTTGCCCTCAGTGTCAGTCAGCTCCATGTAGTAGCAAGTGGATTCCCGGTCCCAGTTGCCTTGACCATCATGGATGACCCATGATGCGTCTGTGACCTTAAAAGTGCGTCCTTCAAGAAAGCCCTTGCCTTGTTCTGCGTTCTTCGGATTCAGAAAACTCATACTACTTCCTCCTTGGAATTATGGTGCGTTTTTGTATGGCACGTAGAAACCACCTTTGTGCCAGATGTTTGTATCTTCCGTTTAGCCAGTTAAAGTGAGAGTCCACAATAAAGGTGTCACACCAGTCCTCCTCACTCCGTACTCCCCGACCAGCAGCTTGAACTATCTGCTGCCATGCGTAGTAAAACGGATAGGCCGGATAAAGCTCAGAGCGTTTCTCTTGCACCTTGCTCTTGGAGTCTGGGAACGGGACCTTTGCAATGATCTGGAATCTGCACTCATCACCAGGGAAGTCGTACCCTGTGGTAACCGATGGGCTAACCAGGACCACTTGGTCCTTAGAGGATTTGAACTCTCGGATTGCAGATGCAACCTGTCTTGTAGTTGGTGCCATGTGTGGCCCAGTGTTTGAGAGTTCAATAAACCTCTGCTGTCTGGCATAGCTCACGGTGTGGACAATCCCCTTGTGATTCCTTGAACGGATAATTTGGTCAATCAGTTTGGCCCAATGCTTGTAACCCAAGTCTGAGGTTCTGGTGTTCATCCTCACCCCAGGCATCACGTAGACTGGTCTGTTGGATAAGGGAAAACTGCTCTCATACTCCAACACATCTACTTGCCTTTCTGACAACCCCAACAGCTCTGCTGTACCGAGGTTGACGGTAGCACTGGTCAGGACCACTGATTGTGCTTCCTTAAACAGCAGGTCTGACGGTGCCGTGATGGGGTGGATGTGCAGCTTACCCCCTCGGGTCTCCTTAACGTACTCATGTCCAGCCTTGAGTAGTCCTCTCAGCGAGCGCACGTTCTCGCAAAGGCTAGACAGTGGGCCAAGTTGCTTGAAGTCACCTCCTTCTCTAAGAATCCTCTTAGACTCTGTTTTTAGCTCCTTCTCCAGGGTTGATAAAGCTACCTGTGAGTTCCTGAGTTTGGTTATGTCCCTAGACCCCACATAAAACTCCAGCAGTTCCTTGTCCAGTTCAACGCTGTAGTGTGAGATCAGGTGATCGAAGCTGGCGTGTGCTTCATCCAGCACCAGGGTCTTTGGCATCCCCAAGGCATCCGAGCACAACCAGAAGGCATAGTTGGTTACCACTATGTCTGACTCCTTGGCTCTAGCCAGGGCATCGTAGTAGTGGCATCCTCCTTCCTTGAGGCTACACGAGTAGCCCCACCTACAGGGACCAAAGGAAGCCGGGGTGCCACTCAGCTCACATCGGTAATTCCCCCTACCTCTGACTTCCACCATTCCAGCGGGGCTGAAGTCTTGCATGAGCTGATCTTGTAGTGCCTTAGTGGAGGTAAGTATGACAGCCTTACCCCCTTTAAGTAGACTCCCACACACATAGATAAGGGACTTCCCGATTCCGGTGGGTGCAATCTGCATAAGGTAGTCACCTTCAAACTCCTGTATATGCTGGATGGCTTTGTCCTGGTGCCTCCTCAAGCTCTTGAACTTCTCTGGTAGACCGAGTTGGCGCAGGACTGTGTCGTCTATCTTCACTTGATGGGGATAAACCCATGTTTCTCCTGTAGGTATTTGATTAGCTTGGCCTGACCGTCAATCAGAGCCATGACTTGGCCCAGTACATCGTCATACTTAGCCACACCCATCAACTCTGCCTTGCCAAACTCATTCTTATCCTTGAGAGCCACGATAGCTACACACAGGTAGCCACTGTCTCTCAGGCTCTCTGCCACTTCATGGAGTAGCTTCTCCGATTTCATACTCCCTCACTTTAAGACCGCTATGTTGGATTAGGTAACCACTCATGCGGTCATAGAAGTTTCCTTTGTTTGTGCAGACCACCTCATCAATGCCACTCTGTATTATGGCTTTGAGGCAGTCCATACAGGGAACAGGGCAGTTCATATAGATGGTGCAACCCTTGAGGCTCCAGCCTTCCCTTGCAGCTACAAAGATTGCGTTAGCCTCTGCGTGTGCAGCAGGGCACCTATCAATCCCCTCGCCTGACCTGTAGCCAAGAGTCCTACGTGGGCACACATATTCCCTGAACATTCCACCAATCCAGAGTTGTGAGTTTGGTCTTCTCTGACAGTGCTGCACCCCTCTTGGTGGACCGTTGTAGCCAGTGCTCACGATGCTGTGGTCTTTGGTAGCTACCACAGCTCCAATCTTACGGCTCATACACTTGGAGTTCTCAGCTACTGTGTCACACAGCTTCAAGAAGTATTCATCCCAGGTCAACCTGATGTCCCCTTGGCTATAATGTAAGTGATGATTAGAAACCAGCCGAGTTTATAAAGACTGCACCCGACCATGAATCCAACTCCACCAGCCACGGCCCATTTGAAAACTTCCTTCGTTGTAAGATATACAGTCATTTTGACTTCCTCCTTGTTAGTTTATCCAGGGTTGCGAACAGTACCCAGAGTCCAGCTACTACCAATGCCGCTTCAAGGCCAAGGCTCACAGTAGTCCTCCAGGCTCATAGGCCAGGATGCCTCTTCATCTATCGGGTGATAGAGCAGTTTGGCAAACGGTCTAACCCTACCGTACACATCCTCAAAGTAGTCCCACAACTGACCATCACTTAATTGAATTGTGAATAAAGGTTCCATAGCTACCTCCAGTAGCTCTCAGTCACTTCACCCACCACGGAGAGAGCAAGCGTCCTCAAAGACCATATGGCCCATAGCTTCCTGCCTATCAGTGGGTAGGTCTTCTATGGTGGTTGGCTGGTAAAGGTGCTGGCCTAACTTCTCAGTGGCAGCATCCTGAAAGGTCTCAAGTAGAGTGGAGATGTCTCCAGGCACTACTGAGTACCCATGTAAGTTGGCTTGAAGTGGTTGAAGCTCCATGTCAAATGCAACCCCATAGGCCAGGACCAAGGGGTAACGCAACTGCTTACAGAGTTCAACCACTTGCCCAATCCTACGCTTTAGCATGTTCTCAGGTCGCAAGAAGCTCCTCTAAGAGCCTGTCCAAGGCAGTTCTGGCCCATTTTTCAGTGAAGCACCATTCCCATATGACTCCTTCCCTATCCAGGCCAAACTGTCTGGCAAGGACTCTGGCACGGTCATTCTCGCTGTACTTCGTGAGTGCGTTCTTTATCTCCCCAGGACCAAACTCACCATCCTTGAGGATAAGCCAGTGGCTCTTACACTGATGGTCACGTATGATAATGACAAAGGATGGAAGGCATCCGAGCAACTCCCTTATAGCTTCCTCAGCCTCAGGATACTTCTTCATCATCCCTCTGACTTTTTCCATGCTTACTTCCATAAGCTCCTCCTCCTTGAAGATTCCTTCTCTTTCAAGACGCTCGATGAGTCTGTCAACGACTTCATCGTCATTGTATTTGAGGCACTGTAGTGGTTCGTCACCCATACACTCCATACAGTCACCACCGAAACAGCTACAAACCGGGCAGTTGTTCTTGTGGTAGGTAAAGTCGCACTCATTCTCGTAGATACACTCGTAACAACTCCCATCAAGCTGTTTGCAGTCTGCCAACATAGTTACGAACCAGTCCCATTCTTTGGGGCTGTACCTGTCTAAACCCATAACGCCTCCTTTCGCCGCAAAGTTTTGCGTAGTGGTCAAATAAAGAGAGGCTTGGTGATGATTTGGTGCAAATCACAACTCAGCCTCTTGTTAAGTTGTTGAATTTATTGGCCTTGACTGCCTGAGTTCAGCCAGAAAA